CTTGGATGGCCTGATGAACAACATAAACGCTGTGAAGCGCCGCACAAATGGACGACACACTTAAGGAAGATTTGGAGGCGTTCAAGCTGGCGTCGGAGCATGAGTCAGACCAGCGCGCCACCATGCTTGAAGTGTTGAAGTTCGTCAAGCAGGGCGAACAGTGGCCGGAAGAGGTCATTAACAAGCGCAAGAAGGAAGGGCGACCGTGTCTCACGATTAACCGCCTGCCTGCGTTTGGCAAGCAAGTGCTGAACGATGCACGCCAGAACCGCCCCGCGATCAAGTGCCATCCTGTTGGCGACAAGGCCGACAAAGAGACAGCGGAGATTCTGGACGGGCTGATCCGCAACATCGAATATTCAAGCAACGCTGATGTTGCCTACGACACGGCCCTAGACTTCTCCGTTCACGGCGGCATTGGCTATGCGACCGTCGATATTGACTACTCGGACGCCGACTCCTTCGACAAGGACATCAAGATCAACCGGGTGAGCAATCCGTTCTCGGTCTACGGCGATCCAGCATCACGCGCCGCTGATTCGTCTGACTGGAATCGCGCCTTCGTTACCGACCGCATCACCGAAAAAGAGTTCAAAAAGCGCTATCCAGACGCATCTGTATCTAGTTTCGACGAAGCTGAAGACGATGTAGACGAGGAGTGGTTCGAGGAAAATATGGTGCGCATCGCAGAGGCATGGACGCGAGAGCGCAAGCCCGCCAAACTGCTGAAGCTGACAGACGGCACGCTGTTGATGGAGGACTCGTACCTCAAGCTGAAAGACATTCTCGACGCGCAGGGCATCACGGTAAGCGGCGACAGGGACACGACGATGCTTGTGGTGAAGCAGCGCATCATCACAGGCGCGGAGATTCTAGAGCGCAATGACTGGCCGGGTAAGTTCATTCCCATCGTGCCTTGTTATGGCGATGAGGTGAACGTCGAAGGCAAGCGCAGTTTTCAGGGCCTGTTTCACTTCGCCATGGACGCGCAGCGGAACTACAACTACTGGCGCACCGCGACGACTGAACTAGTGGCGCTGGCTCCTAAAGTGCCATTTATCGGACCGACCGGCGCTTTCGATTCTGACGCTGACAAGTGGGCTACTGCCAACACCGATAGCCACGCATACATCCAGTTTGACGGGCAGATGATGCCGCAACGCCAACAGTTCGCTGGCCCTCCCGCTGGCGCGCTGCAAGAGGCGCTCAATGCAAGCGACGACCTCAAGAACATCATGGGCCTGCACGATGCAAGCCTGGGCAAGCAGGGCAACGAGACATCAGGACGCGCCATACTTGCGAGGCAGCGCGAGGGCGATATTGCGACATTTAACTTTGTGGACAACCAGAGCAGGTTTATCCGCCACATCGGCAGCATCGTGCTTGACCTGATCCCAAAAGTCTATGACGTTCCCAGGATCGTGCGAGTCATCAAAGAAGACGGCAGCAACTACAGCGTGCCTGTGAACCAAAAAGTGCAGCAACTGCCACCGCAAGCCACGGAAGACGGGCAACCACCAGACCCAGCCGCACCGCCACAGTATCAGCCTGCCGACCCTGAACAACAGGAAGAGATCGCAGGGCTTATCAAAGTGTTTGATTTAACCGCAGGCAAATACGACATCACGGTAGAGGCTGGGCCTTCGTTCAACACGCGCAGGCAAGAGGCAAGCGCACAGATGGGCGAATTCATCAAGTCCATGCCAAATGTCCCGCCAAAGGCTATCGGGATGCTGGTGAAAAACATGGATTGGCCTGGTGCTGACGACTTCGCCAAAGCCATCGCAGGCGAGAAAGACCCGCAACTGATGCAGGCGGAGCAGGCTATCGGGCAACTGAAACAGCAAATGCAGCAAATGCAGCAGCAGCTACAGGACAAGCAGGCCGAATTGCAGCTTAAGGGCGCTGAAATCCAGATCAAGCAGATGGACGCGCAAACCAAAGCGATGCAGGCACAAAAGGCCATGCAAGACCCTGGCGAAGCACCAGAAGACAACAGCTTCGAAGCGTGGAAGTTGCGGACGCAAATGGAGTTCGACCGCTGGAAGACTGAGCAGGACAACGCGGTAAAGATTCAGATCGAAAGCATGAAGCAGCAGACCGCACTGGACACAACGACCATGGGCATCGAGGCGAACAGCAACGCCAAGGTGCAGGATCAACTAGGTCCTGTGCTGGAGCAGATGGCAAGCCTTGGACAGACGATGCATATGTATATGTCGGCCCCACGCAAAATCATTCGCGGCAAAGATGGGCGGGCTGAAGGTTTGGCGATTGTTGGGCCAGGTACCCAGCAGGGGGTTGCGTGAGTATCCTGCGCAACCCTTCTGGTTTCGGTCGCGGCACTTCTGACGGCGAGAACACAGGCGGCGGCGGATGGCTCCCGCAACAGCGCAGGCGCACCAGAAAAGAGCTACACGCCGAACGTGTGCGGCTTGGCATCTTGCCGCCCGATGTCGTTAAAGCGGCGCAAAAGGCTGCAGCGGTGGTGTTGGACGAGCCAAGCCCGGCGAAGGCTTACAGGGCCGATCCAGAGGCGGCAAACAAGGTGTTTCTGCGCGAACTAGGGGCAACCAAAATGCTGCCCGACTACACGCGGGCAATCAAGATTCAGATTGAAATCATGCAGCAGGAAGAAGAAGAAATTCTGCTGCTTCTATAGGACTAACAATGGCAACCATCACCACAACTACTAGCCTGTCGTTCGACGCAGCGGCAAGCCTGACCGTGGGCGTTGACAAGAACTTTGAAGGCTCTATCGCGTTCACAAGTGCCAACGATGATGTGTGGCCGTCGTTCACGGTGACGAAGCCGCAGAGCAAGGTGTACGGGCCGTTCGGCATTGCGATGACGGCGGTTATCACTGTTGGCAATGGATCGCTTGACTACACGATCAACGGGGGTATGGGCGGGTTTGGCTACGACACTGATGGCAATCCGACATCCCTGGTGTCAGCGGATGGGATTCCAAATACTCTGAGCGTGGGCGCAATCCAGGGCTTCAGCGCAGCGACCACGATCCCCGAGATTGTGTTTGACCAGTCCAAAGGCGGGCAGTACCTGTTTACGGCCTACGATGCTGGCAACAATTACACATCGTCGCTATCGGTTGCCACGGGCACGTTGGCAAGCATGACAAAGACGGCCATTTCCGCCACAAACGTCAGCAACTTGAAGGACACGGCTGGCGCGGCAATCACGGCTGGCGCAGTTGTTTGCGCGTGGTGGATCAACGAAACCCGATTCATGTTCGTCGGCAAAAAGAACAGCGGCAACACGAATTACGTTTGGATTTGCGACTACAACGGTGGCGCGTGGAAGGTCGGCAGCAACTCGACTACCTTTGACAACGGCAACGCCGTTCTCGCACTTGGCCTTTACTCTGGCGGGCAGGCTGGACTTTCTGGGGTGCTGCACTCCCGTTCGGTTGCCATGAATTTGGACGCTTCCAAGATTCTGATTGCCGAGTACAACGTGGCAACCGGGCGCGTAACGGGTGGAACAAATGACGCAATCCGCGTCTACCAATCAGCCGATCAGGGCGCAACGTGGTCAGCATTGCTGACGCACAACACCAGCGGCAACCAGATGCGCCACTGGCATTTTGTGAAATTTGATCCATACAACAGCGCCCGACCATGGATCATTGGTGGTGGCGATGATCCGCTGAGTGCGTTGATCCGGTGGGATGGAACATCCAGCGCGCCCGCTGCAAATACGCCGCTGACACAGGCGGGTTTTGCTGGCTATCCGGGGTGGGAGGTCATGCACGACACGGCGGGGATTGAGTGCCGAAGTGGGGACATTGCGATCCATCCGCAGACGCTGCACTATATGTCGGACAACTCGGAAGTCAACACTGCAGAAAAGTACAACTTTCAAGTTTCCAAACATCGTCCACTTGCCCGCGTGCGGGCGAATCAGCATGATCGCTCTATTGGGCGTTCCCCGTTGATTTGCTGCGAATTGCCAAACGGAGCGACGGTATGGGGCACGATCCGCGAGGCGCAGGACTTGGGGGCAGCGCCTGAATCGTGGCAGGGGTACGATTTCCTGTACACCCCGGACGGCGTCACCTTCCACAAGATCGCAAAGACGCGCGATGTCTCTGCCAGCGGCACCGGAACGCTGAGCAACATTTTCATGAGCAACGAGGGAATACTTGTAATTTCCGGGCTCAATGCGCGTGGCTGCAAGTTGCGGCCATCTGCATCCACGAATGGCGAGGGATCGCTGCTGGTGACGCTGCAGGCGTGGGACGGCGCGGTACGGACATTGCAAGGCACCGCCTGATCCCATCCCCTGCCGGTGGGTCACCGGCGCAAATTGAAAGGCAATTGTGGACTCCATCGAATCTGAAATCCAAGCCAAGGGGCTGACCGCCCCGCGCGTCACGCTCGACGACCTGAACGCCGCCATCGCGCACACTGAGATCGTCAAGCACGTCTCGGCCGGAGGCCAGATCATGCGCTGGGCAGTCATCACGACCCGCAACGGCTACGCCGTAACCGGACGCCCCTCGGTTGCGGTCTCCCCTGCCAACGACAACGCCGAACTCGGCGAGAAGCTGGCCGTGGACAACGCCCGCAACGAACTGTGGCCGCTCATGGGCTATGCACTGAAAGAACGACTGGGCGGGTATTTCCCATAAGTTGCCGGTGCTGACAGGATAAAGAACAACCAACCGCAACGGGCGGCGGATTTGTAACCCACTCACCGGGGTTTTTTTACGCCCAAAAACGTCGAGAGACGCAGGGGCCAAAGCCTAATAAGCAGCGGCCATAGACCCCATGGAAGATTTGGAACAACCGGCGACGGACTCCACAGTAGAAGACTTGCCCGAGGTAGATGACGAAGTTGTCAGCACTGATGAACCGGAACAAACCCCGGTGGAAAGTGATGACGAGGAAATCGACTATGAAGGCGAGAAGTACAAAGTTCCCAAGAAGCTCAAAGATGCGTTTCTGCGCCAGGCGGATTACACCGTCAAAACGCAAACCATCGCGGAGGAGCGACGGGCCTTTGAGGCTGCGCAACAGGAGTTTGTGCAGCGACAACAGTTTCAGAGTCAGCACATAGAGCGGATCGCTGAAGTCAAGGCAATCGACCACAGGCTAGAGCAATTTGGCAAGTTGGATTGGAACGCACTGACAGACGCGGACCCGGTGCAGGCCATGAAACTGGACCGCGAAATGCGCGCCCTGCAACAGCAGCGCGGCCAGCATGTAGCGGCTATCACCCAAGCGCAGGAGCAGGCGGCTCTCCAGACTCAACAGGCAACTGCAAGGAGTCTTCAGGAGGCACAAGCCACGCTTGCGCGGGAGATTACAGGGTACGGCACGCCAGAGGTCATGAAGGCCTTGAAGGCGACGGCAAAGGAGATTGGTTTTCGGGATGAGGAGTTGGCTAACGTCAATGACCCTCGCGCCGTGAAGCTGCTCTATGAGGCCAGCCAGTACCGCAAGCTGATGGCAAAGGCAAAGACAGCGGAAAAGCCCGATGTGAAACCAATCACGCGGATCGCTGGCGCTACTGCCACGGCTGAGAAAAGTCCAAGCGCAATGACTGATTCCGAGTTCGCTAAATGGCGGCAGCGGCAGATTGCACAACGTAAGTAAACCCTTAACGCCGAGAGGCGCTGGAGTATTTCAATGCCCAATTCTTTGGTCACTATCGACATGGTGACGCGCGAAGCGTTGCGTGTCGCCCATGAGTCGTGCCAGTTCATTTCCACCACGGATCGCCAATACGATAGCTCGTATGCGAAGACCGGTGCAAAGATCGGCGCATCCCTTCGTGTTCGCAAGCCGAACCAGTACACCCGCACCCAAGGCTCCCGAGTCATGGATGTGCAGGACCAGGACGAGCAGACCGGCACGATCACTGTGGCAACGCAGGATCACGTCGACATGCGTTTCAATTCTGCTGAACTCTCTTTGTCTATCGACGAACTGAGCAAGCGGTACATCGAGCCCGCCGTTAAGGTGCTGATTTCCAGCATCGAAGCGGACTATCTGGCCTATGCCACGAAGAAGGTCTACAACGTCGTCGGCTCCGCTGGCACTGCCATCACAACCCTGTCCACTCCTGGCCTGGCGCGTGCGCGGCTGAACCAGATGCTTGCACCGAAAGACAACAATCGCGCCATCCAGATGGACAGCGTGACGATGGCTGGTCTTGTCAACGGTATGGCTGCGTACTTCAACCCGAGTAACGCTATCGCTTCGCAGTACAAAGAAGGCTTGGTGGCTCGCACCTCCATGGCCGACTACTACGAAAACGAGCGTGTCTGGTCGTTGTCGAATAGCGCAGACGTTACCGTTACGACCGCTGGCGCTGCTGCCGTCACCGATGGCGGAACGAACATCACGCTTGCATCCGTGGCTAATGCTACGACCGCTGGCATGGTGTTCACTGTCGCTGGTGTCTACGCTTGCCATCCGGAGACGAAGCAGTCTCTTGGTTACCTGCAGCCGTATGTCGTCGTCACTGGCGGCACCACGACGCAAGAGGTTAGCCCCGCAACGATTCTGACCGGCCCGCGCCAAAACGTGTGCTCGTCTGCATCGGCGCAACTGGCGACAACTGCGTACAACGGCACGGCTGTTGCGGTCACGTTCTTCGGCGCAGCCAGCACGACCTACGCGCAGCCGCTGATGTACCACAAGGAAGCGTTCCAGTTCGTCACGGCAGATTTGCCATTGATGGACGACGCTCACAAGTGCGTGCGCCGGACGCAAGACGGGCTGTCGCTTCGCGTGTGGCAGGCATCGGACATCAGGAATGACGAGTTAACAAATTCCTTTGCATCTGCGAACGACTTTTCGTTTGCAGTAGCTGCATAAAGACGGCTCCTTTTCGCGGGAACGCGGATCGAACATTTCTCTAATTCGGTGAACAACTCTGCGGAGTCAATACCGAGCCAAGCCGCGATAAGCGGAAGGTGTAACGACTAGTCGAAAGACGTAGGGCCAAGCGGTCCGAAATGGGAAACAGCCAGAACGGCTGAAGAGATAGTCTGCTCTGCATGGTGACATGCAGCGGGTCGAACGACCGGGCGTGAAATAGCGAATCACGTTGAACATTTGGTGCTTATGCGTATCGACATCCTGTACGGCATGGCCGCACTTCGCCCCGAGTGGGCTTGCCGAATGATCGGCGCGGCCAGCTAATTGAAGGGGCTTCGGCCCTTTCTCTTTCTCAAACTTTCAAGGAAAAATCATGGCAGCACAAGACTACGAGCAGGTAACGTACAACGGCCCTGAAGGCGCACAAATCGGCAAATCGGCCACGGAGAAACTTGGTTTTTTCGGTGCCACGCCGGTCGTGCAAATTGCGAACGTGGTTGACGCCACGGACGCGGCAACGGCTATTACCAAGCTCAACGCGGTGATCGCTGGTCTGGAGTCGCTGGGCCTGTTTGCATCGGCCTAATGTGACTGGGCGACTGTTCATCTGTTCGCCCTCTTTTAGCGGGGACTATTGCGCCCCGTTCACAGAATCATTGGTCGGGTCTATCAAAGACCTCGGCCAGCACGGCATCAAGTCTGTCTATAAGACTTTGGTGGGTGTGCATTGGATTGACATCGCCAGAGACATCCTATCGGCGGTGTTCCTGAAAACTGATTGCACGCACATGCTCCAGATCGACGCCGATCTGGGGTGGAGTGCAGACGCGCCGCGCAGGATGATCGAAGCGGATAAGCCCGTTATAGGCGGCACTTACCCAATCAAGGCAGATGTGTCGCACTACTCGCTTAAACGTGATGGCGGGGCGATTACGGGCCTTCCCGGCGGCTTCTTGATGGTGCGCCGCGATGTTGTTGAGCGACTAAGCGCTGGGCCTAAGTATGCGTGTGCATCGCTGCAGTTTGGAGCAATGGAAGTCGCCCCGCTGTTTACCCGCGTGTTTCGGGATGGCGGCTACCAAGGCGAGGACTACGCATTTTGCGCCAGGGCAATCGCTGCTGGTTACGAACTGGCGCTAGAGGCAAATATTGATTTTGTCCACGTAGGACGAAAGGAATGGCATGGGAATTTCTCTCACACACCCGCAACGGCAGTCTAGGCAATACGCCTACTCTGACCGCGATATTGCGTATCTTGAAAAAAACGGATGGGTGCGCGAGAAGCCGCCAGAGCAAGTTGCAGTTCTTGTGCGGCAGATTGAAGACGACATTCTTGCTGGCGCTGGTTCGACAAACACGGCCTTTGCTGCCGTCATCAAAAGCAAGGGCGGGCGACCCCGTAAGGTGAAATGAGCATCACCACATATGCCGAACTGGTCACCGCGCTAGATGGCTTCGACGGCTATCTGCACCGCACCGACCTGACGGCGAAGATTCCCGACTTCATTGCACTCGCTGAATCGAAGATCAATCGCAAGCTGCGCGTTCTGCTGCAAGAAACGGAAAGCACGCTGACGGCTACGATTAGTAGTCGACTGATGGCAGCGCCCACAAGATTCGGCACGCCTATCGCGCTGTGGCTGACGACAGACGAACCACGCGACGAACTGATCTATCGCACGCCGGAAGACTTGCCGGTAACGACGACTAACGGCGGCTCGGATTACTACACGGTCGACGGCTCCAACATCGCCACCGAGAATCCAGCCGACCAAGCCTACAGCTACACGCTGCGCTACTGGACACGTTTCGCGCTGGCAACGACTTCCACAAACACGGTGCTGACGAACTATCCCGACGCCTATGTCTACGGGGCGCTGTGCGAGTCTGTGGGCACTACCCGCGACGACTCGCAACTGCAACTGTGGGAGGCGCGGTTTAACGCTGCGATCAAAGAAGCAATGACCGACACCACGAAAACCAAGGGCACTGCCACGCTACGAACTGAGTTCGGCGGGGATCGGCCCTCAATCCTGCGAGGTTACTAGGCAATGTGCGTCCACACCTTACGCGCGAGGATTCTTGAAATTACGTCTTGGCCAACTCCTAATTCGCGCGCAATAACGCCTTGTTTTCTTGTGTCTGCGCGTATTCTCAAAACATCATCGCTAGTCAATTTGGCACAAGGGTTTTTTTCTCCTCGATTGGTTCTGCCTAGTTTTTTGGCATCTGCCATGTTCCCCTTCCTCGTGTCCCATCGCAGATTTTCCAGTGTGTTGTTTGTCCGGTTGCTGTCTTTGTGGCAGGCATCAAATGACTTCGGCATTTCTCCAACAAAAGCCATAAGGACAAGTCTGTGAACACGATGTTTTGTCCTGATGTTTTCTTTGCACAACGTGAGTGCGAGATAGCCCCATGTCCCAGTGTGCGGAGCAAGGATCGCGCCCTTAAGTTTTTTTGGTCCGCCGCTGTAATGCTTAACGATCCTATCTTCGCTACGTATCGCGCCAAGATTGGACGCGCTGTAAAGGCCTTCGTACCCTGGTATCGGCTTCCATATTTCCATAATTTCCCCAACTAGTTATGGCTCATATTTTAACACATAGGGGTACTTAAAGTGGCATTAGAAAGCGCGACCTATATCAGCGATCTTGTCTCCACCAATCCCACTGGTAGCGACGGCAAGGCGGCAGGCGACGACCATATCCGCTTGGTGAAAAGCACGGTCAAGGCGACGTTTCCGAACGTGGCCGGGGCTGTGACTCCGACGCATACGGAACTGAATTTCGTTGACGGCGTGACCAGCGCGATACAGACACAGCTTGATGCGAAAGCGCCCATTGCCTCGCCTACGTTCACCGGCAACCCTGCGGCCCCTACACCAAGCCCTGGCGACAATGACACATCTATTGCGACGACGGCATTTGTAGCCACCAGCTTTGCGCCACTTGCTTCACCCACATTTACCGGCGTTCCCGCTGCGCCTACCGCATCAGTTGGCACCAACACGACACAGCTTGCGACCACTGCATTTGTGATCGCTGAGTCGTTCGTTAGCGCCCTTCCATCGCAGACGGGCAACGCGGGGAAGTACGTAACCACAGACGGCACTACGGCAAGCTGGGGCAGTCTTTCCGCTTACGCCACCACGGCAGCGGTGGCGGCATCGTATGCGCCACTCGCAAGCCCGACGCTGACCGGCACGCCTGCGGCACCTACAGCAACAGCGGGGACAAACACCACTCAACTTGCGACGACTGCTTTTGTCACTGGTGCAGTGGGCGCGTATGCGGCTGGGGCGATTGGAACGTATGCGATGTGCCGTGATAGTGGTGGCGGAACCCTTGCTTTTGGCGACACGGTTGCCGGCAGCTCGCTGGAAAACGCAGGGATAAATTTTCCAGCGAGCGTTGCCGCATCAATTGCGGGTCTCTCTTCTTTGTCTGGCACTTGGCGATGCATGGGCTATATGGCAGGCAGCACAAATGACACGACGATTTTCGTGAGGATTTCCTGATGAACATCCGCAACGCACGCCACGCAGCAGGCGGAAGGATCGACTGCGAATACGAGCACCCAAAATTCGGCTGGATTCCGTTCACGGCAAGCCCGGTCGATGTTGAGCCGCTCGGGCGCGAAATACACGCTGAAGCACTGAAAGGCGCAATCGAGCCAGAGCGCGAAAAGTCGCAGGCGCAGATTGACGCCGAGGCAGCGCAGGCCAAGGCCAATGCTGATGCCGTAGCAGCCAAGGCAGACGCCAAGCTAACCGCACTCGGGGCAATGTCGCCTGCACAGGTGCGGGCATGGGTTGCTGCAAACGTGACAAACCTTGCAGACGCAAAGGACGTTCTAGGAACGCTTGCGGTTGCCGTTTCCATTCTTTCGCGGCGGCTATGACCATTGCGACCGTCAGCAACTGCGGGCAAGGCCTTAACGCCGACCTGACGCCAGAGGAGCTAGGCGTCGGCGTGTGGAGCGACGTATCGAACGTGCGTTTCTCCAATGGCTACGCGGAGAGATTCAGGGGTATGATGCAGGTGTTCGCCACTCCCGCAGTTACGCCTTACTGGTGTGCGCCTTATGTCTACGTGACCACGAAATTCATCGTGCATGCGGGCCTAGCGGCTGTGTACGTTGACGACGGAACGACTAGGACGGACATAACAGGCACTGCGCCTACGGGGGCTATCGACGACCGGTGGAGCGGTGGAACCTTGAACGGCATCTTCGTATGTAACAACGGTGTTGACCTTCCAAAATACTGGGTCGGCACCATTGCTACCAACTTAGTCGAAATGTCGGGTGTTGGCTGGGATTCTGGGTGGCGTGCCGAAGCGTTGCGGCCATTCAAAAACTTCCTTGTCGCGCTCAACATCACCAAGAGCGGCACGAAATATCCGCACATGGTGAAGTGGTCGGCGGCGGCAAATCCCGGCGCGGTGCCTTCCGATTGGGACGAGACAGACCCCACGATTGATGCTGGCGAGCAGGATTTGGCCGGGGCTGATCCTTTGGTAGACGCGCTGCAATTGGGCGATGCGCTGATTCTGTATAAGCAGCGCAGTTCGTGGGCCATGACCTTTATTGGTGCCCCGTATATCTTTCGCTTTCAACGCCTTCCCGGCGAGTTTGGAATGTTAGCCCGTGGGTGCGCGGTAGATACGCCTTTGGGACACGTTGTCCTGAGTGCTGGCGATGTCGTTCTGAACAACGGAAGCGGCCCGGTGTCTATCTGCAATGGCGCTGTGCGTAAGTACATCTTCAACAACATCAATAGCACGCACTACAAGCGCGCATTCGTCACCAGCAATCCAAGCCGCGACGAAGTGTGGGTGTGTTTCCCCTTCGGCAGTGCCGAAGCATGCGACCGTGCTGCCGTGTGGAACTGGACGGATAAAACGTGGTCGATTCGGACGCTGGTAAACGCTACCTTTGGGTGTGTTGGTCAGACTACGATAACCGACTCATGGGACGCTGATACCGAGACATGGGACCAAGACACCACAAGCTGGAACGAGAACGAATATTCCCCGGCTGAGAGTCGCCTATTCATGACTCATTCCACGCCATTGATAAGCATCGTGGATAGCGGCTCTACAGACTTCGGGACCGTGATCAGCGGCTATCTAGAACGCACAGGAATGCACCTGGGCGACCCGAACGCAGTGAAGACCATCACAGGTATCCGCCCGCGCATTGACGGCGCTACAGGGGCCACAGTGACGGTGGAGATAGGCGGCGCTATGTCTCCAGATGCAACGCCTACTTGGTCGACAGCGCAGACGTTCGCGATTGGTAGCAGCATCAAGATTGACAGCTTTGCAACAGGCCGATTCTTGTCGGTGCGGTTCACGAATGTGGACTACGCGCAGTGGCGCATGCGCAGCTTCGATATCGACTACGTTAACGCGGGACGGTACTAATGGCACGCTACACACCCGGCCCCGTAGACGACCAGATCGTCGGCCAAGAACTGCAAAAGATAGCGCAGGCAATCGACACGCCGGACCAGTTTTTGACGCTCGAAAAGCTGTATGCCCTGCCGAACAAATACAGGGATGGAACGATCATTTACGCAGACGGAACCACGCTCGACCCTGGCAGCGGCGAGGGCGCATATATCTATTACGCATTGGCCTGGCATCACTTGGGATAAATCATGGCAATCACACCTTTGAATGAACAAGATCGCGCCTGGGTTGTCGAAGAGGCAAAGCGCAGGGCTGGGCCTAACGCCACCGATGCGCAACAAAAGCGCGAGCTTTACAACTACGCGCAATGGCAGGGCAAGACGCCGGAAGAGTTGGACCAATGGATGGGCTACACCACCGGCACTAGTGCGGCGTGGAACGCGGCTAACCCGCTAGGCGGGACGCCTGCGCAGAACAGTCCTGCGACCATTGGCGCAAACATGGTGGTTAGCGGACCCGGCAATCAGGCGGCATACAGCACGCCTATGCCACCGGCTGCGAACCTCGGCATTGGCGGCGATGTAATGCCTAGCCGCAGCGGCGACAACCGATGGAGTGGCGACCCGACGCGGCAACCTAACGGCAGCTTCAATCCGCAACCATCGGGCAACCTCGGTATGGGAGATATGGGCTATCAGCGCAATCCCTACCTTGATGCGACATCACGCGATATTGGCGCGCAGATGTTCGACCAGTGGAATCGCAACGTAGCCCCCGGCCTGCGCTCTGGTGCTATGGCTACGGGCGGATATGGCGGGTCTCGGCAGGGTGTTGTTGAAGCAAATGCTTTGAACGACCTGGGGCGGAACTACTCGCAGGCATTGACCGGCATGTACGGCACCGATTACACCAATTACCAAAACAGAGGCATCCAGCGGCAAGGGCAGGCGCAATCGTACGACCTAGGTCTCAGGAATTCGGACCTTGGCTTCGCCTCCCTAGACGCCAATATTGCGCAGAATAATTTCGGGAACCAGATGACGGCTGCGAACTTCGGCCTTGGCGTGCAGGACTATCTCAACCGCAACAACCAGACCGGCATTGCAGCGGGAACGAACCTGCAAAACACGCAGCTTGAATATCAGAAGTACCTGAACCAGGCGGGCAATCAAGCGGGCAGCGGCTGGAACACAAGCACCACAACCAAGACTGGAGGCTGATATGGCTTTTTGGGAATCACTCATCGGACCGGCAATCGGCGGCTTGCTCGGTGGCGGCGACGACGAACAGACGCAGACCAGCACAAACCAGCCATGGGCAGCGGCGCAACCGTTCATGTTGAGAAATCTTCAGGATACGGAAAAGCTCGGGAACTACTACAAGCAAAACCCGTTCAACCAGCAGCAGATTCAGTCCTATTCGAACCTTTTCGGCGACAACAACAACTTCCGTTCGAACATTGCCCCCGGCCTGATGAACTTCGCAAACCAAGGCATGACAGGCCAATACCAACGCGCAACCGGTGGCAGGCCTGGAAGTGGCGCAGGCTACGGCGGGCCACGGCAACCTGGCGGACGCTCTCAGGGCCTTCTAGGTGCGTCTACGGGGCAATCCGCAGGGCCTTTCAGCGTCAGCAATGGCGGCGGGCAATCTGGCGGGTTGTTGGATTTGAACGGCGCACAAAACCCGTTCGCCAATGGCGGCATCACGCAAGCACCGCAGACCGTAACCGAGGAAATGATTTCGGCACTCAAGGCGCAAGTTGACCCGACACCGGGCAACGACCAAGACCGTGGCGGCGGCTACCAAGGCAGCGGCAAGGACGTTTTCGGCAGCATCCAAGACATGATCAATACGCCATTTGGCGCGATGACCGTGGCCATGGCGGCGTCACTAGGCTTGCTAGGCAACATGTATCAAGACCCGTCCAAAGTGCCCGTAGAGGATCGGCAAGGCGTGCCGGTGGGAGGCTACAACATCGGCGGCTACAACTACGGCCCGAACGCGATGGACTACGGCGGCGCTGGTGGCGGCGGCATGCTGGGCGGCGACTTCGGGGCTGAAGGTGGCCCGGCTGGGCCTGGTGAAAACGGACGCTGGTAAGGGGGCGACATGGGGCTACTCGACAACATAGACGGCGACACGATCCTATCTGGCCTGCTGTCGGCTGGTGCTGCAAGCGGCGCAAAGGGGCCATACCTTGCGCGTGTTGCGGCAGGACTTGCGCAGGGCGAACGGTTCAAGCAGGGGCGCGCAGAACAGGCGCGGCAGCGTTCGCAGGATGAAATGCAGGCGGAGTACAAGCAGCTCATGATGCAGAAGATGCGCATGGATGCGGAGCGTGAACAGCGCGGCATGCAAGAGCAAGACAGCATGCGCGGCCTTGCCAAGCAATTCATGATTCCCGGCGCGCCTGCGAGTGCTGGCATGCCTGCGAACGAAATGGACAGCGGCATGGATATGGGCGCTGTTGCTGCAAAACCTGCCGGGTACGACTTCGCGGGATACGCTAACGCGCTGTCTGCCATCAATCCGCAGGCCGGGTTTGCCATGCAGCAGTCGTTGCAGAAAGACAAGCCAAAGCCTATCGCGGTCGCAGAGGGTGGGCGGCTGTACGACCCGGAAACGAAGACGGAGATTTTCAGCAATCCGAAGGTGGAAAAGCCTGCGACTCTGCCATCTGCCATCCAAGAGTACCAATTCGCGCAGGGGCAGGGCTACAGGGGCACGTTTGAACAGTGGGACCGGGAGCGCAAGAAGGCGGGCGCAACGAACGTGAACAACAGTGTCAGCATCGCCGGGCCTGAAAACAAGATGAATCAGGTTATCGGCGAGGGGGCCGGCAAGGCTGCGCTCGATACAGTCAATCAGGCAAAAGGCGCACCGGAGACCATTCGCAATGCGCGCATGGTTCGACAGGCATTGGATAGCGGCGCGATTACCGGCACAGGCGCAGAGGCGCGATTCGCTGTGCAAAAAGCATTGGAGACCGTTGGATTGGTTGGACCCGGTAAGGCTGCGGATACGCAGGCGCTTATGGCTGGCCTTGGCAAGATCACGCTATCCAGCATCGCATCGTCTGGGCTGGGTTCTGGGCAAGGCTTCACGGACAAGGATCGCGCATTCTTGCAAGAGGCGTCTAGCGGCTCAATCGACAGCACGCCAGCAAACCTTCGCCGGGTTGCCGAACTGTCGGAACGTGTCGCAACGGCAAGCCACCAAAAAGGCAAGGCTGTTCTTAATCGGTGGTCAAACGATCCCGCATTGCGTGCAGTGGCGCAGGATATGCAGATTGACGACATCCCGAGCGCACCGAAAGTGGCACCAGTAGCCGCGCCACCAGCGGCGATAAACATGCTCAAGATGAATCCAAAGCTGCGCGAACAGTTCGACGCCAAGTATGGCGCAGGCGCAGCGGCTCAAGTCCTGGGGAAGTAGATGGCTAACCCGTTCGACAAGTTCGATGAAGTCAACCCGTTCGACAAGTTCGACGCGGTTGAAGCAAAGCCAGCGAAAGAGAAGTTTGACGTTCGTACGCTGATGCCGCCGAAGTACGATGCAACCAACGCTAACGCGGGGGCCATTCGTGGTGCTGGGTCAATCGGTGCAACGCTGCTACGTCCGAAGGACTTGCTAGAGGCGTGGATTGCGAAACAGATGGGCGCGGACATGCCGGCACCTGACAGACGCGCAGGCATGGACGCGGCGCTAACCAGTCTAGGCGCGGACACAAAGTCAGTGCCATTTCAGGCGACAAAGCTGCTGACCGAAGTGGCCGGGACGGCTGGCGCTGGCGGTGTGGTGGCAAATGGATTGCGCGCTGTGCCAATTCTGGCAAAGGCTGCGCCCGTAATAGACGCTATTGGCTCCAGCGGCATGACTGCGGGCGGCTTGTCGGGGGCAAAGGCTATCGGCGCTCGGGCGCTTGGTGGTGCGGTGTCGGGCGGCGCACAGGCGGGCATGGTAAATCCTGATGATTTCGCTATGGGTGCTGGCATCGGCGCGGTTACTCCGGGGTTGTTGCAGCTTGCGGGCAAGTTCGGCAAGACTGTTTATCAAGCCGTGAAAGGCGGGAAAGCTGGCGCTGGCAAGATGCTGGCCGATGCTATGGGTGTCACTGAGGCGGAACTACCCGGCATCATCAAGGCTCTAGAGTCTGCGCCGGATTCGATCGTTCCGGGCTCCAAGCTGACGGTAAACCAGGCATTGCAGTTACAGGGGGCAAACCGTCCGGGCGTCAAGATGCTGGACAGAATCGTTGCCGGTGGGCCTGGGGGCGATGCGCTGCTGGCGCAATACGCGAAGCAAGGACCGGCGCGGCTAGATGCTCTTGGGCGTCAGGGCGCGGTGTTGGATGATTTTGCTGTGCGCGACGAAGCCACGCGGGTCGGTGACAAACTTGGATCAATACTGCGCACGCAGGCACTGGACGACAAGGCGGCGGCGCGCAAGGCATGGGGCGCTGTTGATGCGCGGGCACTTGCGGATAACGTGAGTCTCCGTCTTCCCATTGATGAAATGCAATCGTCAATGAAAACCCTTGGGCGCGGAACTGTTGGCGCTGGTACGGATGCAAAGTCTGTCTTAGACGAGGCTCGCAGAATTGGCACGGAAACGCTGGACGCCATTAAGCCGATCCCGAAGTCTGCCGGGAGCGCGCAAACACTGGAACAGGCGGTTAGGTCTGCTGGCGGCATCAAGTCCGGCAATGCGTTGTCTGGAGAGTTGGCGGACTTGCGCATGAAGGGCAGCGGGACAACTGGCTTGGTAATGAAAAACGGCAAGCCTGCTGACCTGTTGGCAGAAATGATGCACCAGCGCGGGTTTATTCCAGACAACGACCCGGCGACATTGTTTGAAGCACTGCGCAATGGCGGCGGACGTAAGGTGTTTGCCAATGATGCACCAGAGGCTGCATATCAGCGGGCGCTTGAGTCAAGCATGGGCGATATGCCTACCGCTGAAGTCGTAGAGAAGGCCGTGCCGTTTGACGAGTTCCAGCGGCTGCGCAGGTCTGCCGGTTCGCTTGGCGCAAAGGTCGGCAGTCAAGTTGGCAACGAGACGGAAGCCGGTGTTTTGTCGCGGTTTCAGGCTGCGCTGACCCAGCGGGCAGACGACGCGGCCAATGGCCTACCGATGGCTGGCGACAACATTTCACCTGAGTTTTTGCAGCAGTACAACGCGGCTCGGGGCATGACTAAGGCCAATGCGGAACGGTACAAGGGCGGCAACAACATCACGTCGATTCTGCGCAAGTTGCCCGGGCGGGACTACACGCTAACGGGCGACGAGATTACCGGCAAGCTGTGGCATGGCGGTGGCGGTCTTGCTGGTGATGTGGCTAACCTGAAAAGCGTGCTGAATGACAACAATCGCGGCCCGTCCATGGAGGCGCTACAACGGTTCATTCTGACGGACGCGGCCAGCAGGACAAAGGCTAGTGGCGAACTAGGTGCCGGGTTGCCTCGCTACGTGGAGCAACGGATGCCGGGGCTACTGGAGGCGCTGAACGATGACCAGTTGCGCGCCCTGACTGGAGTTGCTGGCGACATCAAGAACGACGCTGCGGCGCGGGATGTCGCTGGATTGCTTGGTTCCGACACGCAGGCAAAAATCACGCGGGCTATGGATGGTGGTCTGCTGGATTCGACACTTGCAAAGACGCTTGGTAAGTACACCAGTCTGCACGGTGTAGGTGGCGAATCGGTACGTTCTGCGATGGCTGGTGCTTATGTGCAGCACAAGGGAAAGACTATTGCGGCGCTGTTGGCTGATCCTAAAGCGGCGGCGGCGGCGCTGCGCGATGCTGGTTTTGTCAAGCAGTTAGAGCCTGCGGTTATCAGTCGTCTCCAGGCGGCGGCTTCGAAGAGTCTCCCTGTTCTGGCAGCAGATTGAAGCAACCAAGCAGGAACGCGATAAGCGCAAGCCCGGCCAGCTTCCACAGCATGTAGTCCGTGATTTCCATAACCAACCCTCCAAAAAGGCCATTCTATGCCCGCACAGCAACCCAGCACAGGATGGCACCTCGACAAGAAGGTTCCCATATCCATCATCCTTGTAATCGTCATGCAGGGAGTCGCTGGCCTGTGGGTGATCGCTGACATCAAAAAAGACGTGGAAATCCTGAAAGCATCAATGGTGCAGCAGCGCGAGAGAGACGACCGGCAAGACAAAGCATCCATAGACGCGGCAAGCCTTATCCGCAGCGACCTGCGCGAGTTGGGGCAAAAAATGGACCGGCTGATAGAGCGAAACAAGTGATTTCCTGGCTGATTGACCTGTGGCAAACATGGCGCAACCAGCCGTTCGAGTGGGACGCAGATTTCCCCGATTCTGACGCCTGGACCGACAGAATACCAATCGACGCAGATTGTCCAGATACGCAACCCTCACAACCGGGAGCCTTAGATGATTTGTCCGATGTGCCACGGTAGCCACGCCATAGAAGCCTGTCCGCGCTGGCGTGTGCCGGTGATCCTGTTCGCATTTTTGCTAACCGGCTGCGCGACGATTCCCGGCCTGGAGATAACAGCAGAGGATAGGGCTGCATGTGAGGCGCAGGGCTGCACGGCCTGGACGCGGGCGGAACTAGAGGCGCTGGTTAGGGCGGCGATGCTCAATGGGATAGAGGCTGCGCAACGACAACGGGGCGGCATATGAACTTCGACACCGCTTTTCAGCTAGTGCTAGGCCACGAAGGCCGATTCTCGGACCACAAGGACGACCCCGGCGGCAAAACCATGTGGGGCATAACTGAGCGGGTAGCCCGTGCTGCTGGCTACGACGGAGAAATGGAAGACATGCCGGTGGAGTTTGCCAAAGGTGTGTACGCCAAGGACTACTGGAACGCCTGCCGGTGCGAATCGTTCGCGCCTGAAGTTCGCTTTCACCTGTTTGACGCAAGCGTTAACTCTGGCGTGTTGCAGGCCACGAAATGGCTACAGCGGGCGCTGAACGTCGAAGACGACGGCATCATAGGCAAGATCACGCTTATGGCCGGGAAGAACCAACCAGGCGCGGTTACGGCCATGCGTATGACCGGCTACCGGCTTCAGTTCATGTCGTCGCTGTCTACGTGGAGCGTGTTCGGCAGGGGCTGGGCTAACCGCATCGCTAAGAATTTGATTGGTGCACCATGAACCCACTCATCATCGGACCCGTCCTTGAAATCGGCAAATCACTGATAGACCGGCTGTTTCCCGATCCCGCACTCAAGGCCAAGGCCGAACTAGACATGATGGTGCTGTTGCAGACGCAAGACCTGCAGCGTGTGCTGGGACAGCTTGAGATAAACGCAAAGGAAGCGGCAAACCCTAATATGTTCGTGTCGGGATGGAGACCGGCCATAGGCTGGTGCTGTGGCCTGGGCTTTCTGTGGGCGGCGATAGGACAGCCCGTGTTTACCTACGTCGCAGCCGTGAAGGGATGGCCCCCTGCCCCTGCGATTGATACAGAGGTGCTGATGTACGTGTTGGGCGGTATGCTGGGCCTTGGTACTCTGCGCACCGTCGAAAAGGTGAAGGACAAGGCCTAGCCCTTACGGATAGCGGCGGCAAGTTCAGTCGCCACCACAACCGCGCCATGCATGCGATCTTCCGCGCCAAGTTTCGCCATGAAGTCGCACACCTTCGCGCACCGCTCCCGCTCTGCTGCTGTAGCGTCACGCCATGCTGCCTGCCAAACAACCTTCACAGCGTCGAACATTCGTTCCGGCCTAGCCTTGGTGGAATGTGCGGCCCACCATTGCCCGAACGCTTCTTCTTCTGTCATGTGCCAATCTCCAGTTCTTCTATCATTCGCGCCAGCACTAGCCCGTAATTGCTCAGGCTGTCGGTAGCGTCGAAGTCGCGGCACACCTTCGCCGCAGCCTCAATCGCAACCCGCATAGCCTCGCGCTGTATGGCGCGGACTTCTGCGGGGCTCACAATCCAGTTTCCATCACTTAGGACGAATTCCGTCTTCACGGGGGGCAATGGGATGGTCATGCTTGCGCTCCAAAGCCAGCCGCGCTCATCCATTGGTCGCTCGACTTTCTCAGGCTCCAGTTTTCCCGGCGAAGGGCATTCACCTCCGCGACAAGTTGCGCCATTTGCCGTCCTGTGCGGATTGCCTCAAAGTCTCTTGGGTCAAGTTGATCCTCCATCCAGCCGTCATCCTTCGGGTCATACGCCCGGCTGGTTTGCATAAAGCCATCGTTTGTGTAAACGTGATACGGCTTCCCGTTTTCGTCGCGCGATAGTTCAAATTCCATCATTCAGTCCTTGGTGGTTGGGGTGGTGCCTTCCGGCTTGCGCCGTGCAAGCTCATCTTTGCAGGCTCTTGCAAATTCAAGATCGCTCGGTTCGCCGCTTTCCATGCACTCCCTTGCCATGTACAGCAAATCGGCAATGCTCATGTGGCTCAAGTCTGGTGCTTCGTATTCCATCATTGCTCCTTGGTGGTTGGGGTGGTAGGGATGCGAATGGCGGCAGCGTAAGCCGCTGAATCTTCTAGCAAGTAGCTCAAGCCCTCGCATACCCTGGCTGCTCTTTCCCGCTCCGCTAGGGCGCCAGCCTGCCATGCCTCCCATTGGATGGCTATGGTTGCATGAAGATAGTCTCCCGACTCATTCCTGCCGGATAGCATCTGCTTTTGATCTTCATCGAAGTCAAGCCACATTTCAAACGCGGTTCTGTCGAACATCATTTTTCTCCGTGTAAGTTGGTTACAGCAGGTCACGCGGCGCAGGCTCAAACCAGTCGGCGTCATACAGCGATTCCGAGGTGCCATTTTTCAGTGTCGGCGTAACCCGGAAACAGATGCGGCTTTGGCTGGCCGTATTTTCTAGCCTGTCCACAATACGAACCAGCGTCATGCCCTTGCCGTTGTAGTCGGTAACAGCATCGTCACCGGGTTTGAGCATTCGTCCTGCTTTGCTCATGCGGCCACCCCGCAAAAAATCCGTGAAAACTTTGTGAATTTGTAGGCTATTCCGCGTCCCGCCGTAGGCTTGTCGCTCCGGCTCTCACTGGGGAAAACCGTGATTTGACGCGGGGTTGCATGGAGCGGGTGAAGGGAATCGAACCCTCGGACACTTTGCGCTAACGTGTTGATTTTGTTCATATTTTTTGCTGCCGCAAAATTAATTCGTGAGAATTCCGTGAATTTCAGGGGGTTGCGGTGGCTGGTAATGCCGTGCAAAGTCCGAACCACGGTTCACCGTCGCGCCAAGCTGACTTGATTTCAGCCACCTTTTCAATCGTGCGAACCATGTGCCAAGCGGTTGCCATGTCGCCAACATCGTGTTGCATGACGCTGCCGTCCGCGTACTCAAACTCTATTTTGATGAATGCTGGCGTCATGCCGTCGTCACCGCTGGCTCAGTTGGGCCTGTCTGTGCGTTGATAAACCCGCGCAGTCTGATGGTTGGACCATTCGCGCCGCCCTGCATATGTTCAACACAATCAATGTCCAGTAGTGCCAGTGATTTAGCCTGCGATGGGTCCATGCTCATTCTCCTTTGGGTTTGGTCGGGGCTGTAGGTGTGGCTGGTGGTGTGGGTTCTGGGTCTGTCTGATGCGTCTTTTGCACAAACATGTGGAACCCGCAGTCACCGCAGTTAATTGACGGTGCCACTTGCTGCCCGTCAAAATGCCACGGGCCTTCAGGGATCATCATCAGGTCGTATCCATTCCGGCACTTGTGCCGCAGCCAAGCATGTTTGCCATCGGCATCCGGCCAGCATTGATAGTCCCTTACCATTTCACCTGCCTCCTGTTTCCTTGGTTGACGGTCGTCTGCACCGGGTGGGTTTTGATCTCTTCGTCCATATCATTCTCCTTTGGGTTTGGTCGGGGCTGTAGGTGTGGCTGTCCGCTTGTCGTGTTCGGCCTTGATAGCGACATACACGCCATTGAGCGGCAATTTGTCGGTTACCTCGCCGGCCTGCGCTTCGATTGGGGCTGTTGACCATTCCTGCAGGTCTTTCACCCGCAGCGTGCGGTTGTTGAAGTGCCGTCGCGCTTCGGATGCGATGGCGCTCTCCAGGGATCGCATGCTCATGGCTGTGCCTCCGAATAAATCCGTGAATATTCCGTGAATCTGTAGCCCCGATCCCGTCCTGCCGTGGACGGGTTGCGCTGGCTCTCACAGGGGAAAACGCTGATTTGGCGCGGGCTTAGATGGAGCGGGTGAAGGGAATCGAACCCTTGTACGGTTGGCGCTAACGTGTTGATTTGCATGGTGTTTTTGGAATCGCTATATTTTCTGTGCAGCGAACGTGTGAATTTCAGGTGGTGGCGGTGGCAGTTATTGCGGGTTGTTGTGAACGTACACAGACGCGCCAGTTTCCGGATCAACGTAATCCAGCACAGGGGCGCACCAGCAATCGGCGTTTGTCTCATGCCTTCGTTTGGTGCAATCTGCGTCACCGCATACGGGCCTATCGCAAGCGCAATCCGGCCATCTGCAAACGTGCGCTTCTGGTGTGGTTGGGGCGGTCATTCCTCCTCCAGTGGCACATCGCGCCATTCGCCTTGGCCTGTCTGCACATCACGCCACCATTGCTGTAGGACGCGCTGGCCAACTTCGCTTTCAATCCAGCGCAGTTGCGTGGTTGCTTCCAGTGTCATGGGGTTCCTTTCTTGTCTCCGAGTGCTGCGCGAGCCGCTTCCGATGCAGCGGTATAGCTTTCGAGCGTCGATTCAGCATCTTCACCAGACAGCAGTCCCCGCAGCGCATCCTCTAGTTCCTTGACCCGCTCACGCAGTGGTCCCACGACTTCGTTTTGCAGGCGGATGTTGAGCGCCACCGTTCTGCGTCGTCCCGAAGCCGCTCCACTTCATCGCAAAGCGCATTGATAGCCAATATCGCCCCCGGTGGCGCTACATGCAGCCGCCAGCCGTTCGTGATGCGCTCCCATGCTGCGAGGTCGTAGTTTGCTCGGTAGGTGGCTATGTCTTCGGGGCTCATGGCGTGGCCTTCCTGGCTGCGTCGATAGCGGCGTCTATGTCGTTGTGCCCTTTGCGCTGATCCTCGGTTAGAACACAATCCCAAATCCAGTCGTCGCGCTTGCTTCCATGCTCTCCGCTTGTAAGCCAACGATACCGCTCTGCATCCTCCCGCAGCCTCGCATTCACACACCCAGCCCGCGTGCAGCCTGCGTGACACGAATGAATATCGACGGCACGGGCGTTGGCAAGCTCCCGCGTCAGGCGCTCCAGTTCGTCACGCAGCGCGGCGTTCTCCGATGCGCGCTCACGCCATCCGGGAATGAACTCGTCAAGTTCATCGGTTCCGAAACCGCCACGGCACAAGCCTTCTATCAGGGCTGGCTGCGGGCTCCACTTCTTGCAGTAGGCGGCGTATGCCTCAAGGTGCAACGACCACGGGATTCCTTGCGGCCAGCCTTGGACAGGGGCTATCTTTCGTTCAGGCGGCTTCAAAATATTCTGGCCCAAACCTATCGGGCAGGGCTTCACCGGGCATTCGGCGCAGTACCGATGTGGCGCAGCATGCGGGCAATCTTCAAACCTTGCCTCACACAACATCCGCAGCATATCGGCGCAGCCTCGCAAAGCCTCGCGCCGGTCTGGACTACCTTGGCCGCTGTCGGCTTCGGCTTGCCATACGCCGGCCAGCGTTGCAAGCGCGAAAAGAGAAATGCTGTCAGCCATTACGCGGCCCTCCCTTTGCCCGGTGGTCCATGCTCTTGTCCTTGAGAACCTCGGTGTAGAGCTTCAAGTTCAATCCGAGGATTGCAATGTTCGCCAGCAGGATCAATACGCCCGTTACGTCAATCATTTGCTGTCTCCCGTAATGCCGCGCAGGGCGTCGACTGCAGCGTCCAAATGCTCGCCATTGATGACCACGTTGTCAGGCGTCTTGCCAGCAAACACACCGCCGGCCCTGATCGCGTCGATCGGCGCATTGCGCAGGATCGCGTACCGCACCGCATAGTCGCGCATGTCCTGCGGCGAGATAGCGCAGTTGCATCCACTGCAGTCTGGTCCGCATGCCGGCTTGATGCAGAGGTAGGGCTCATGCGGCTCCCGCACAGCAGGGGCGGCAGCACCCTTATCGATCAGCGCCTGCGCTGCTTCCGACACTGCCGGGTCGAGCGCGATCATCACCTCAGTCTCGATCACTCGGTTCAGGATTGACGCTGGCGGCTCACCAATTGGCGCGTCCAAGCACAGGATGGCAAGGCGGTCCAACACGGCAGACTTCCAATGGTCGGCGGGCACAGCAGGGGCGGCAGGCCGATCATTGCAGCAAACATCACCCACGCGGCGCGGACAGTTTGTCCATTCGCAATTCACAGCAGGGGCGGCATCCTCAACCCGCACCCGCACCACATCAGCACCCATCTGCCCGCACACAAACAAAGCATCGGGCGGGATCAGGTCGGGCACAGCAGGGGCGGCAGACAGTCGCTCCAGTGCGTCAGCGGCGGCAATCAGCGCCCGATGCGTTTCATCGTCTCCGTTGCCCTCAATCAATTGCCAGTGCGCGGCCTCGCGCGTCCGCTGAATCAGCACCGCCATGTCATCGGGCACAGCAGGGGCGGGCTGTGCTTGCGGGGTGGCGAGGCCAAGCGTCATGCTGGCATCTTCGCCATTGCGCCACGCATCGAATACAGCGTTGATAGACTCGATTTGCTGGTTCACCGGCTGCGTTTCCGGCTGTGCCAGTGCTGCGCGCAGGGCGGCAAGCGTCAACTGTGCGCGGTGTATGAACGACGAGCTGGCCGCGTCGATATTGAGCTTCCCGCCAGCGCGGCGGTCCCACATGGCTTCGATGGTGTCTGCAGCCAGTTGCAAAAGTTCGCGGCTCACAGCTTAATCCTCCGACAATCATGGTTATCCCGCTCGGGCCGATACACCGGTCGGCGGAACAAATCATTGCGCGGCGGTAGTGCTTCGCCTGGTTGTTTCTGCCGTGGTTTGTAGCCGCGATACTCCGCGCCGAGGGCATCGCGTTCGCGTTTTGACAGGGTGATGTTCATGCTATTCAGCCTGAAAAGTCATGCGCCGATAAGCTGCGCGAGTGATGGCAACATCGTTCTCGCAGTACCTCGCAACGTCGTCCAACTTTCCAGCCTGCACCATCGGCCACACATCGGCACCTGTAGTCATGCCCTTGCCTTCTATACCGAGCGCAAGGCACAACTTATCCAAACTGATGCGATTGCCAACACCGGCAAACTGCACCATCGTGTCGTACACGCGGTCAGACTCCCATGGTTTTGCTTGTGCTGCACGCCAGATAACCGGGTGCGGTCGGATGCCGTTAACGATGTAGCGTTGCAGCAGAAAACGCAGATCGAACGCGGCGACGTTGTGCCCGACGATAGTGATTTGCACCTGATCTGCAAGCCGGGTGTTGTTGGCAAGTGCTTGATTGAATTTGGACAGTACAAAACCTTCATCCATGCCGTATATCGTGGTTGATTTTCCGTCATCGTGCATGTCGTAGCCGATGCACACAATCTGCCCAAACGCGCCATCAAGCCCAGTCTTGTCGATCTTGTCGGCCAGTTTCCCGGCAAAGTCCGCCTTAAGGTTTGCCTTTGCGTTTTCGATGTACTCTGCGATCTTCACTTCGTCCTTGTAGTTGGACGGTGCCTTGACGGCTTCCAGCGCCTGGGCCAGTTCGTCGCGCATTGATTCCTCAAAATAGGCGCGAACGTCCGAGCGTTGTGCGGGTATCGTCTCAATATCCAGATAGATGGGGTACGTGTTCATGCTGTCTCCAGTTTTGGTTTGGCCTTAGAGACTTTCGCCTCGGCACGTTTGTTAATCCTGCTGATAGCGTCTGCGTCGTTCTCTTGCATTGCTGTGGAGATGGCGTCGGCTACGATGCGTTTCAGTTCGCCAGCAGTGGCAGCGGTGTCAATGGCTGCGTATTGGTCTGCAAGCCAGTTGTCGCGGGCTTCGTTTCTGGCGGCGTCCTGCTTCGCCTTGCTGCCTGCGTTGCCGTCGTCGTCTTCCGGGGCGATGCCACACGCGGCCATGAGTGAGTACCTGCGGGCGTAGGTAAGAGCGGACCCGTAGCCCTGCGGGTCTTGCTTGGCGGCAGGAACGTGCAGGCTCCCGCATGACAGCGTTTCACCCGATTCGTGGATAAACATGGTTTCCACAATCACGCCATTGGCCGATTCGTGACACTGCTGAATAAGGGCAATGCCGTTGTCGTTTAGGGCGTCAATCACCGCTTCCACGCACGCGGACAGGTCGGCGTACTTGCTTTTGAAGTGCGGGTTAGTGTTGGTCTTGAGCGCAGGCCCGAAGGCCTTTTGCGCCTTGACGAATGCCGATGCAATGTTTTTCATGGTGATCCTCAGAAGGGCAGTTTTTGAAACGCAATCCCGTAGGCGATGCGCAGCGCATAGAAGCGCGGGTTGTGTTGGCTATACAGGCGATACACCTGTAGGAATTCGGTGATGCGGCTCATGCTGCCCACCAGTGCGCCAATGAAGCGGCAAGCAAAATCCCAATGACGACAGCCAGCACAACACCAGCGGCAGATTCCGTGCGGCTTTGCGGGAAGTGCTGGATTGCATTCCCTCCCGCGATAAACGTACATTCATCAAGAGTGCGCGGCGATTTTGTGTAGCTGGATTTCATTGCAGCGGCTCCCCATATGCGGTGTTTGCGCGAACGTGCTTTGTCAGCGCAGCAGGACGCGACACAGCGGCGACCTGTTCGGCGTCGTCGGCGGTTACTTCCAAGTCGCTGCGAGTCGTTCGCATGATTGCCAGGATGGCGACCATGAGAGCGATGTAGACGGCCAGGCCGATGGCGATGGCGATAACTGTGTTCATGCCGCCTCCGTGTCGAACGTGAGTGCTTGAAGTTTGCTTATCTTGTCGTTTATGTGGTTGACCTTGACCTGTGCGTCAGCTAGAACCTCGGCGCGTTGCCGCTCAAGCTCTGCCGTCGCGTCGGCAATAGGGTTCCAGTCTTCCGGCAGTTCAATGGTTACTTCCATCTTGCTGATAAACCGGTCCCTGTCGTACAGCCAGTTCCTGACTGCAATCTCCATGCCGTCGATCTTGCAGGGGCTTTTGTCCCATGAAGAATCATCAATTTTTGCTGTAAAGTAAATCGGGAAAGTCAGTGTTTTCATGATTGCCCTTCAGATTGAGTTAAAAAGAAACGGCAGCACATGCCCCGACTGGCGCGGCGTGTCTGCATCCAGTTCCATCACGCGGCGTGGGTGCTGCGCGAAGTCTTCAAGCGTTAGCGTTTCCTCGCTTACGCATTCCTCAAGAATCGAAATGCAGTCGTCAAGGCACTGCGTATCGAAGCTGCATTGCTTGCCTGCGAGACACTGCACGATGTCGAGCGCATCCTGTGCGGTGATGACTCGCATTTCTCGGATTGCGCGTAGGACTGCGGTTGTCATGTCTGCTCCTGTGGGTTAGTCTTTGCGGGCGTGAGTAATCCGTGAAACGGCGACCTCGATAAGCAGCCGGTATTCAAGGTGCGTTCTGTCGTCGTGTTCTTTTTCGGACTTGGACAGAAACTCATCAATAGAACCTGCGAAGCAACCGCGAGCCAGTTCAATGCTGTTGTCTTTGGTGTTGTAGGCGGTAAGCGTTCCGTTTTCAGTGCCTACTTTGCTTGCCCAAAAAATCAAGCCATCGCCGTACACCCCCGCATCGCCGGACACCCACGCATCGCCGTACACCCGCGCATTGCCGAACACCCGCGCATTGCCGTACACCTACGCATCGCCGGACACCCACGCATCGCCGGACACCCACGCATTGCCGTACACCCGCGCATTGCCGGACACCCGCGCATTGCCGTACACCCGCGCATTGCCGGACACCCGCGCATTGCCGGACACCCGCGCATCGCCGTACACCCGCGCATCGCCGTACACCTGCGCATCGCCGGACACCCGCGCATTGCCGTACACCCGCGCATCGCCGGACACCCACGCATTGCCATCTTGGCTAAGTGATTTTTCGCTCTCGATATACCCGCCCAGCGAACCGGCAGATGCAAAGTAGGAGATTGCAACGAGCGCCCGAATGCGCTTCACGGTGCGGCCCGGTGCGATGGTGATTTCATCGCCTGGGACGAATTCGTATTTTTTGCTCATGGTCTGTTCCTTGGTGGTTAGGCGGAAACGTGGCGTAAATGGCTGGTGACCTCTTGGCGAACCCAAGGAGCGCCGCCGTGCAGACTCATCATGTCCACGCCGCTGACAGACTTGTCGACGCTCTGCGACACGACGATTCCCGTGCCCATAGGACGCCATTCGTTCAGCACGTAGACGCCGACGCGCACTTTGTCGCCGACTTTGATTTCATTGGTTTGCATGGTCTGCTCCTTGGTGGTTAGGCTGCGATCAATGTCATTTGCGATTCAGAACCCCATTGATCGGCCATTGCTTTGGCGATGCCGGGGAATGTGGCGCTGCGAATCTTCCAGCGGTCTGCGGATGGCGGCAGGTTGTACCAATCGGGCAAGCTGTTGCCGCCCTTGGTGATGTGCCGTGCGCCTTTGTCGACTACGTTGGTAGGCGTAAGGGTCGGCAACCCCTTGAGCCACAGGCAAGTGGTTTTCGTGGCCTCATGCCCGAACTGCCACGGCTGGATAATTTGCGTTGGCGGCTCGTACAGCGTGGACATGATTCCAACCGGGTTCTCTACTCCCGTCTTCGGTATGTGCGCAGATTGCCGCAGGACGCGCATGAAGAACGACGCGCCCGCTGCTTGCCTGCCGTCCATCCATTTCGCTGCAAAGTGCTTTGCTCCACTGACGGCAAGGTGCGTGCAAGGCGAGAAGAAAATCGCCAAGTCCCACGGGTAATCAATAACGTCGAACAGGTCGCCCTTGTAGTGCGGGCCGGGACTGTCTGTGTCCAGCAAGTCGCAGGACATAGCCTTGTGCCCTTTTGCCAAGAAGGCATCGCGCACAGCGCCCGACGACTCGCAGCCGATAAGCACGTTCATGTCAAGCAATCAGGGAAAGGCGGGCGGAGTCAATGCCAACCGATGCGATGAACTGCGCAAGGGTGGAAACCTGCATGCCGTAGAACTGCGCGACATCAGTGCAGGCGTCGATGGCGTTGGCCTGCATGTCGTGCCTGGCGAAGCTGTAAGCGGCGAGGATGGTGGGGTTGATCATTTGCGGCTCCTGGGTTGTTTGCTGGTGTGCCTCTAGTCTAATCACCTTTGACTTGATTGTCAAAACATATTTGACCTAAATCGTAGGGGAAAACCCTAATCCGACAAAAAAGACGAAAAAAAGCCAGCACGCGGCGGGGCCATAGTAGGACCAGTTCAATCGCGGGGTCAAAATGTATTTGACTTGATTGTCAAATGTGTTTAGACTATCGCACATGGACATTTCTCAACCCTCCCACAAAGCGGCGCTGTACCGTGCTGCCGAGATGCTCGGCGGGCAAGCTGGCGTTTCCAAGAAACTCGGTTATGACGATAGGCGCAACGTGTCGCCTTGGTTTACTACCGACAGAGTCTTGCCACCTGAGCATTGCGTAACGATTGAGCAGGCCACCGGAGGCGCAGTCACTCGAAAAGACTTGCGCCCCGACGACTGGGAGGCTATCTGGCCCGAGTTGGCAGACAAGCACGCATCTGTCTGAGCACCAAGCCCAGACACCCAGCGCACACACACCCGGAGCACACCCGCAATGCCCGACCTGATCGACCAAGCCCGCGCCCTCGCCGCCCGTCACTTCACCAGAAACGCCATGGCCGTCGAGCTGGGGCTTACCTGCTCCCAAGTCGACCGGCTCTTGCGCGTCAACAACATCACGACCCGTGGCAAGCGCGGAGTGAAGCCAATGGACGACACTCCAGCGGTCCACGGTTGTGGCGGGCAGAAGCCTGCAAAGCTGATGCCATCCGCGCAGGCGCTGGCCCGTGCTTCTATTTGGAGTTTCGCTGGTGGCGTTGGTCATGTTTCAACTTTGCCAGTTCGAGCCACTCAGGAAGAGAACCAAGCGCTTCGGCGCGTACTCATGGGGGCCAAATGAACGCATTCGACATCCCGAAACAGTCAGCATTCGCTGGCGACCCGGCCTTTTACGGCCAGCGCCTGATTCAGCATCGTGGCGCACCAATGCAGATTGGTCCGGGCAGGCCCAGGGTCGCGGTGAACAAAGAAGCCCTGATCGCCTACCGCCTATCCGGCAAGACCATGCGCGACTGTGCAAAAGAGTTCGGTGTGTCGACCAAGTGGATTTATCTCAACTGCAAAGACTTCCCGTCTGTGGAAATCGCCGAGCGCCAGAAGACCTACAAATATTCTGCCGACACCGAAGCAGTCAAAGCCATGCGAGATACGGGCGCGACATACGAAGCTATTGCAAAGCACTTCGGCATGACGATTGGAGCCACGCGGTTCCGTCTTCAGGGCCACCCAAAGCCGCGCAGGATGGCGACAACACCACAGGCAGACAAGCAGCGCAAAAGGGCAGCAAAGGCACCACGGGCGCGGCATATGAGATACGGCTATCGGCAGAGCAGCGCGAGATTGTGCGTCGCATGGGTGGCGCTGTATGGGTTCGATCACTGATAGATGGGGCGGCAGCATGAGCCCGTTTAACTGGCGCGGCCCATCGCAAAGCGGGCTGTGTGATGCGCCTCCGCTGGTCGAGTTGCGGCCACAAAACGCATATTACTGGCGCAAGAAAGCCGGACTAACAGGTTCCCGCGTTGCCCCCGTCCGGGGATGGCGCAAAACAAAACCCGCAAACAGCGCGAACTGTGAGCGGGCTTCTAACCACGGTAACTAAAGGACAGCTACATGGCTAAAGAGATTCTAGACGAATACAGCGAATTCATCCAAGCGAAAGCGGAGGCCAGCACCCCGGTGGGCTTTGAGCCCAAAGACATGGGGGCTGATTTGTTCGACTTCCAGCGGGCGATTGTCGAATGGGCATGTAAGCGCGGGCGGGCTGCGATCTTTGCGGATACCGGCCTGGGCAAGACTGCCATGCAGGTCGAATGGGCAAGGCAGGTCAACGAGCACACCGGGGGCGATGTTCTGATTGCTGCGCCCTTGTGTGTTGCACAGCAAACGGTCGAAGAGGCCGCAAAGTTTGGCATCCATGTCCGCTACTGCCGGGACAAGAAAGACGCCAAGCCGGGGATCACGATTACCAACTATGAAATGCTGGAGCGGTTCAACCCGGCAGACTTCGCTGGCGTGGTTTTGGATGAATCCTCGATTCTCAAGGCGCACGACAGCAAGACCCGCGCACGCATCACGGCCATGTTTCGGGATACGCCTTACAAGCTGTCTTGCACGGCCACGCCATCGCCAAATGATCACATGGAGCTTGGCAACCAGGCTGAGTTTCTCGGGGTTATGTCGGCGGTCGAAATGCTGGCAATGTTCTTTGTTCACGATGGCGGAGACACATCGCAATGGCGACTCAAGGGCCACGGCAAGACGCGGTTTTGGGAGTGGATGGCTACGTGGTCGATCTGCATCCGCAATCCTGCCGATCTTGGCTTTGATGGGTCCCGCTACAACTTGCCTGGACTGCGCATGCATCAGCATGTTGTCGAGTCTCCGGAAGCATTGCCAGGCCAGTTGTTCAGCGGCATTGCGCAAACCCTGACAGAACGCCGGAATGCCAAGCGCCAGAGCATGGCGGAGCGCATCCAAGTGACCGCCGATTTAATCAACAGCCACAACCGGCCCGCCATCGTCTGGTGCCACCTGAATGATGAATCAAAAGCCATCGCAGCAACAATCCCGGATGCCGTAGAGGTCACTGGCTCGATGACACTGGACCAGAAAGAGGCCGCGATCGTGGCCTTCACACATGGCACGAAGCGAGTCATTGTTACCAAGCCATCTATAGCGGGTTTCGGCATGAATTGGCAGCACTGCCATGACATGGTTTTTGCTGGCCTGGATGACAGCTATGAGTCGTTCTACCAAGCCATTCGGCGGTGCCATCGTTTTGGACAGCATCACATCGTGGATGTGCACCTTGTCTCTGCCGAGTCCGAAGGCGCAGTAAAGGCGAATCTTGAGCGCAAACAGGCGCAGGCAGACGACATGGCTGATTCGATGGTGGCGCACATGCGCGAAATGACGCAACAAGCAATTAAGGGGGCGGCGGTGGAAAAGAGTGAATACAAGCGCGAAGTGGCGCATGGTAATGGCTGGACGGTGCACCTTGGCGACTGCGTGGAAGTGGCCCGCGACATGCCCGACAACAGCATCGACTACTCGGTTTTCTCGCCGCCATTCGCATCGCTCTACACCTACAGCAACAGCGACAGGGACATGGGGAACTGCAAGACGACCAGCGAGTTCTATGAGCATTTCCGGTTTTTGGTGCGCGAGTTGTACCGCGTCATCAAGCCGGGTCGGTTGCTGTCTTTCCATTGCATGGACTTGCAGACATCAAAGTTTCGCGACGGAGTGATCGGCCTGCACGACTTCACTGGCGAACTGACCCGCATGTTCACGGAAGAGGGATGGATTTACCACTCCAAGGTGACGATCTGGAAAGACCCGGTAACGGCCATGCAGCGCACAAAAGCGCTCGGGCTACTGCACAAGACCATCCGCAAGGATTCCAGCATGTCGCGCCAGGGCATCGCCGACTATCTGGTGACGATGAGAAAGCCGGGGGACAACGCGGAGCCCATCGCGCACACACACGAAACATTCCCGGTCCAGAAGTGGCAGCGCTACGCATCACCCGTTTGGATGGACATAAACCCGTCTAGGACGCTTCAATTCAAGACGGCAAGGGAGTCGGACGACGAACGCCACATATGCCCGCTGCAGCTTGATGTGATCGAACGGGCCATGGAGCTTTGGAGCAATCCCGGCGATCTGGTTTTCTCGCCATTCACCGGCATAGGTTCAGAGGGTTACGTCTCGATTGAAATGGGCCGGAAGTTTGTGGGCGCTGAGTTGAAGCGCAGTTATTGGGAGCTTGCAAAGCGAAATCTGTCCGAAGCCCGCGAGCATCAAGAAACGGGGTTATTCGCAGAACTGGAAACGGCATGACACAAGCAGAAATCCTAGTACGCGCTATCAGGCGCAAGGCAATGACCTACGGCGACCTAGAGGCACTGCGCGTTTCTACATGCCCATGGAAACGATTGCAGGAAGCTGGACATCGTTTCTTGAAAGACGGCGAGCAGATTGTGCGCAAGGTAGGGAGCGATGGCCTGGTGCGGATTGGGGTGACGAAGCTATGACCCTGCAGATAAAGGACTGGAGCAAGTTCCAGCACTTCAAGGACCGCACGCCGCCATGGGTGAAGCTGTACCGAACCCTGTTGGATGACATTGAATGGCACAAGCTCGATGGTGTATCAGCAAAGTACCTCGTGATGCTTTGGCTGATAGCTGCAGAAACAGACCACGGCACATTGCCAGACACCGAAGAGATAGCGTTTCGGTTACGGACTGATATCAAGACGATATCAAAACTGATACCAAAGTTGCATCACTGGATAGTCGACGTTGATATCAAGACGATATCAAAAGTGAGATCCAAAGTGCCCGGAGAGACAGAGACAGAGACAGAGACAGAGACAGAGAGAGAGGCAATGCTGCTCTCTCAATTTTCGCCAAGACACCGGGAAACCGCAAAAGCCAAACGCCCGGACCTCCATGCCGAACGGACTTGGCTTTCGTTCTGCGGGTACTACGAACCGGAAAAGCGCAATCACACGAACTGGCTGAACTGGCTGGCCCGCGAAACCGGGGGAGCAGACAAGCCGCCATCGGTGCATGACGCCGACAGCAGGGCATCGGTTGAGGCGCTCGGGATGTCTCGGGGCATGGGCAAATGGAACGAAATGACGGAACGATGGGACGCATACGCCAGCCGCGTGAAAGGAATTCCAGCATGACCGAAAAAACCTGCACCCGCTGCGGCGACAAGTGGCCGCGAGACACCGAGTTTTTCCGCAAAGAGACACGCGGAGCCGGGTATTACCTGCCCTGGTGCCGCGCCTGCGAAGCGCAGCAAAAGCGCGAGAAACGGGCGCAGCAGGCGCAGGAAATGGCGGCGGCATGACCCTAACCGAACGCATATCAGCCCGCGTTCAAGCCTGGCGCGACATCGGCCAGCACGAACACGCGGAAGCACTGCGGCGCAGCATGTGGCAGTTGCTGGGGCAATACATCAAGGGCGCAAATGACGAAAGCCGAAATCATCGCGGAGTTGCGTAGGAGTGCGGTGGAGGATGAAAGCCCATGGGTTTTGGTTGAAGAGGAGGCATTTTTGGCTTGTGTTCCGTGGAAACTGAAATCGCAATGGATGGCCGATTCTGGCGAAGATTTGCGCACATTCTTTCTTTTAGTCGCCTGCGCACTGGAGAGCGAATGAGGCGTGCCGCAAAGGTCGATTCCAACCAGGGTGAGATTGTGGAAGCACTACGCGCTGCCGGTGTCAGCGTTCAATCTCTGGCAACCATCGGCAAGGGATGCCCCGACATTCTCGCGTCAAGGGAGCCGGATATGTGGCTGATCGAGATCAAGGGCGCAAAGGGAAAACTTACGCCGGATCAAGTGGCATGGATTCACGGCTGGCGCGGTGTCGTGCATATCGTGCGCGGCGTTGACGATGCGTTAGAGCTGGTGGGGGTTTCTCAGGTGCGCGATTTATGAAACAAACCTACATCCTTGCACACCCAATCGCACGCCAAAGGGCCATAGATGCCGTTAAACAAGCTCCAGACGGGTTTGTGATTACTGTGGCTGAGGCTACAAGGAATTTGGAGCAAAACGCAGCCCTATGGGCAATCCTGCACGAAATCAGCGAAGGCGTCGATTGGCATGGCCGCAAGCTGTCGCCTACCGATTGGAAAAACGTGTTTACAGCGTCACTGCGCCGGATGGATGTCGTGCCGAATCTGGAGGGCACCGGGTTTGTGGCGCTGGGGCAATCTACCAGCAGCATGGGCAAGCGCGAGTTTTCGGATTTGCTGGAGCTGGCGAATGCCTTCGCGGCGGAGCGCCTAGTAACGAGTTAGGGCTAATCCGTGCGGCCATTTGCGCGGAAACAGGAGAAAACATGGAAACATTTACACAGCCAAAAATCACGGGCTATCGGCAACTGAGCGAGGCCGAAGTGGCGCTGATGAACGAGGGTAAGGCACTGGCCGAGGCATGCGGCGCTTACGTCGCCAAACTGCGCACGCATCCAGCCGCAAAGCCGGACCAAGCGCCTACTGAGGGTTACGCGCTGCCACCGCTTGACCAGCGATGGATCAGCATCGGCGCGACCGACCTGCAGCGCGGGTTTATGTGCGTCATTCGTGGCATTGCGCGGCCAACGACGTTCTAAAAGGATGGTCATGAAAAAACAGAGCTGGTTTACTTCGGTCGAGTTGCTGGTGTTGGTAATCATCTTGGGCTGCATTGGCGGCTGGATCGCAAACGTCGTTAAGTTGGTCGGCCTACTTGGTGGCGACATTACGGCCATGTTTGTGGCTCGGGTTGTCGGCGTGTTTGCGGCACCACTAGGCGCGGTTCTCGGGTTCGTGTGAGCAAGATCACGGCAAGCGCAAACGGCGAAGACTGCCAGGTGCGGATTGTTGGCGTGTGCACATTCGACCCTGCCAAAACCATATGGAGCCATGCGCGGCACGGTTCGGCAGGTAAGGGCAAGAGCATCAAGGCGCTAGACATTGCTGGCGCGTATGCCTGCACGGCATGCGATGCCGCCTATGACCAACTACAGGGGGTCGGGCATATGACGCGGCAGGAAGTCGATTTAGATTGGTTCCACGGCCATCTAAGGTCGCTGGTGATATTGGCTAACAAGGGGTTGATATGAGCGATGAGACTTGGAAGCAGCTTCCGGGGTATGGCGGGCACTACGACGTTTCCGACATGGGGCGCGTAAGGGTAAGGGACCGGCATGTAGAAAGAAAGCACCCAACCGGCATGATTGTTAAGTTCTTTTACCCTGGCCGACTTTTGCAGCCATGCGCATCAGGCAGGTACGGGCACCAATCCGTTCACGTTGGGGTCGGTGGAAAGCGGTACAGCTTGGCTGTGCATTGGATGGTACTGGTTACGTTTGTAGGGCCGCGCCCGGAAGGCATGGAGGCATGTCACGGGAACGGCAATGCGTCGGACAACAGGCTTCAAAACTTGCGATGGGATACGCATTTCGAGAACAACCAAGACAGAAAGCGTCACGGACGTTATGCAACTGGCGCAAAGCATGTCATGGCAAAACTGACCGACGAAACCGTGCGGGAGATCAAGCAATCTAGCATGAATGGACTGCAAGTGGCGCAGCGTTACGGCATCGGAACCAGCACGGCTCACAGGATATTGACTGGCAAGTCTTGGGCGCATGTCTCCGCTTAACGATTTTCGAGCGCCCGTTTACGCAGGCGGTTTTGTTGGATGACGCATTGAAGGGGCTAATTTGATCGACCTCCACCACATAGACGCCCGACACGACTCGGTAAACATTCGCCTGGAATCGTGGGCAAGGTGGGTGCAAGTCAGGCCACAGCCCTGGAAGATGCAGCCCATGTTTCGCCTCTACAAAGCACCGCCACAGTGGGAGCCACGTGAACTGAAGGTGGAGGCGAACCCCATTGAAGCCATGGAAATCGAGCGCATCGTTTCGCACTTGCCAGAAAAGCACCGGCACGCACTGCGCTGGTTTTATGTGTACCCGTACATCAGCGACTCGCGCATTCGCAGGGAGTTAGGCGAAACGCGGGCGGGGTTGGTGGATTTGCTGCACAAGAGCAGGTCTATGGTTGTCAATCGGTTGCGGGAAAAGATAAGGAGCGAGTGATGTTTTTTCACAAGAAGTCGGACATTGAAGGATTGCAGGAAGAGATAAAGGCATTAAAGGCGCGACTGTGGGCGCTGGAAGATGCCACAGCAGTTTATGAGGCCCCTTCTCGTTTCTCATTTGTTGGGTGCAAGCAAATAAAGATAAATGCCGCCATCAATGCTATGTTGCGGAACATGGGACTTCAGCTTAAATCAGTGCCGGCAACACATGAATATGTCACTGCCGAACTGATGCCGGTAAATAATGACTTGCACACATCGGAGTAATGTGTTATTGTGCGCGGGTCAATAGACGTTTATCCACGCTTTGCGGCGGCGGAACTGTCAGTAAAGCCAGGCAAGTCGCTGGCTTTTTTCGTTTCTGCATCAGTAGCTCAGTGGCAGAGCAGTCCCCGCCCCGAGTAGCTGGTTTCCAGCGCGGCCAGCGATGCGGTATTGGCCGCTGGTTCGAGTCCAGCCTGATGCACCATTTGCCCTCCTTGGTCGCTTCGGCGGTCTTCGCCCCTGCTTTGAGTAATCGGCAGGGGCTTTTTCATTTGGCGAACAATCCCCGAAAGGAATTCGCATGGCTAACTCAACAGCGTTTAAGAAAGGCGAGAAAAAGCCGAACCAGGGCAAGCGCGGACCCGGCAAAGTGACATTGCAAGCCCGTGAAGCTATCGCCAAGCTCGCAGACGGCAACGTCGATAGGTTGCAGGGCTGGCTAGACGATATCGCCGCTGATGACAAACAAGGGCCGGCGGTTGCCTTCAAGCTGTTCATGGATGTGCTGGAGTACCACGTTCCGAAGCTGGCCCGCACAGAACACACCGGCAAAGACGGCGACGTAATCCGCCATCAGGTGATTACGCGCACGATCATTGACCCCCGTGCTGAATCTTGAGACTCCGCGCATATTCGTACCGCTGCTAAAGCCATCAAGATACAAAGGCGTTGACGGCGGGCGCGGTTCCGGCAAGTCTCATTTCTTTGCGGAGAAGTTGATAGAGGACTGCATGGCAGAGCCGGGAGACTTTGGCGAGGGAATGCGCGCAGTCTGTATCCGCGAAGTACAAAAGGACTTGGCGCAGTCTTCCAAGGCGTTGATTGAGTCGAAGCTGAGTAAGTACGGGCTTGGCGAGGCTGACGGGTTCAAGGTGTTCAAGACTGAGATTGAAACGCCTGGCGACGGCCTGATGATCTTCAAGGGCATGCAGGACTACACAGCAGACTCAATCAAGTCACTGGAAGGGTTCAAACGTGCTTGGTGGGAAGAGGCGCAAACGGCCACGGCAATATCACTGAACATGCTACGCCCGACACTGCGGGCCGATGCTTCGGAGTTGTGGTTTAGCTGGAATCCCCGGCGCAAGACTGACGCGGTAGACGAAATGCTTCGCGGCGAGTCGCTGCCAACAGACGCAACAGTCATCCGGGCCAATTGGCGTGATAACCCGTGGTTTCCGTCAACCCTGGAGCAAGAGCGTTTAGATTGCCTGCGCATGCAGCCAGAGCAGTACGACCACATATGGGAGGGCGGTTATGCAACCGTTCTGTCTGGCGCTTACTATGCAAGGTCGATAGCTGACGCAACAACGCAAGGCCGAATAGGTCGCGTGTCTGCTGACCCGCTGATGACGCGGCAAGCGTTCTTTGACATCGGCGGGACTGGTGCAAAGGCTGACGCTGTAGCGATATGGGTCGCGCAGTTCATCGGCAAAGAGATACGCATTCTGGACTACTACGAAGCAGTCGGGCAACCGCTGGCGGTTCATCTGGAATGGCTTCGCTCACGCGGCCATGGATCGGCAAAGATCGTGCTACCGCACGACGGTGACACCAACGATAAGGTGTACGACGTAAGTTATGCGTCTGCATGCCGTGCTGCGCAGTTCAAGGTAGAAGTGATCCCGAACCAGGGCAAAGGCGCAGCAAAGGCGCGCATCGAAGCCGGGAGGCGTCTATTCCCCGCGTGCTGGTTTAACCAGGCCACAACGCAAGCGGGACTTGATGCGCTGGGCTGGTATCACGAAAAGAAGGACGACAAGCGAAACATTGGGCTTGGTCCTGAACACGATTGGGCAAGCCACGGAAGTGATGCATTCGGCCTGATGTGTGTCGCATACGAAGAGCCTAAGGTAAAGAAACCACCGGCAGCACAAAGATCAACCTCTTGGATGGCCTGATGAACAACATAAACGCTGTGAAGCGCCGCACAAATGGACGACACACTTAAGGAAGATTTGGAGGCGTTCAAGCTGGCGTCGGAGCATGAGTCAGACCAGCGCGCCAC